TGATGCGACTAAAGATTTATCAGTAGCGTAAACTATTTCTGATTGGGATTGAGTAGTTAATTGATGCAACATAGCGAATGCTGATCCGTCACTTATTGTTTGAGTGATTGATGCTTTGCCTGCGACTTGTACTGAAATGTTATGAATTCTTAGTAAGGTTGATTTTGCTACCCCTAAATTCACAAAGGATCCTAAATCTATTTCGTCTTGTGTATATGTCGTTCCGTTTGTTGATACTTTGCCTCTGATAAAAAATGAGTCACTTTTAGCCATGCACTTCGGATACCGGTAAGGTTTATCACTATTTCGGAATCAAAAAACGCTGGCCACGGTTTTTTTTTTCCGGATTTCGGAGTACTACCGACTATCCCTGGCGCGAAGCGCTCCCGTTCACCAAGCGGTATCTATACCGCCACCCCACCCAACCTACCTAATGTGTAGCCGAATTCTTAATGAATGTAGCCATGGCTGCGTCGTTTTTTAAATCAAATAATATTATATATATACACTAAGTCCGAAAAGACATGATTGACTTAGATAACCCAGCATGGAATCGACTAATATACGCAATAGAACTGATAAATTATAACTTAGAAAACATAAATAGAACATTAGAAGTGTTAGAAGAGACAATAGAAGGCCACATAAAGGAGGAAAAAGAGTAATGCCACACCTAATATCAGCTACATTAACAGAAGAAGCATACAAAGTATACTGCAGATGGAAAGATACCAGAAGTGCAAGCGCGAAGATCTCCTTAGCAATGTCAGAGCTAGAACAGATCCAAGAACTAAATGAAGCATTGATTACACAATTGAATATTCATAAGTCCAGATGGAAGTGGTTAAATGAAAATTTAAACAAGGAGATCATGTTAAAAGAATTAACTGCAGAACAAATTCTGGATTTATCTACACAACATGACCATTTGTATTACAGAAGGGATTGATGAAAGTGAAAGTGAAAGTAAAATTAGATAGAATTGTATTATGGTGTTGTGATTCGGAGATCATTAAACCTTTTCCCGCAGCTCTTTTTATGATATGTCCAGAATGTGGGACTAAAAAACCAAGTCAAATGAAAATTACTTTGAGTTAGACAGTATTATTCATCCATAGCGCACTAAGAACTGCAACTAATCCTAACATGACCTTCCAAATAGGGTGTTTTGGGTCTGCCAATGTCTTTTCAACATCATCATTCATCAATCAGCACCTTAATTTTTGTTTCTAACCATAGCCAAAGCACCTTGCCAATCAGAGATATTGTATTTTTGCATTTCAATAATGTAATTAACTGATCCTTCAAATCCGGAATTAGCAATGATAAACAAATCTTCAACTATTAAATTTTCATGATCAATAAAAGATTCGAATCCAAATGGAAGGTTTCCGCCTAAATGATAAGATCCAATTGACCAAGCAATTTCCCTATTATCATCCCAGAACCAATTATTAGTTGTAACTAATTCGGTACATAACTTAGCTACAAATACGTCACCGTTTGGGTCACCAATTGAATGTGGTGCTATTTGAAATCTAGTAACTTTGTATGCTGTGTCAAACCTGCCATCAAACAACGGTATTCTAAATCCATCGTTATCTTCTGCCGCAGGTTCTAATCTTCCTCTAACTGTATATAAATCTCCGATTTTCTTCATTTCTTTCTCACCTTTTTACCTGCAGGAGTTTTCTTAAATGCTTTAGACATAGCCTTCATATTGATTTGTCCTTTTCTTGGGCCTGATTTATACTTGTATTTATTCTTCTTGGCCTTTACAAATTTCTGCCATCCGTTTAATGCTCTCTTTGCTTCAACTTTAGTTTGGCGTTCTGCTTTATTGACAATTCTATTTGCGCCTGCCGCCGCGCCTACTCCTCCTTTAGCCAAGCCTTCTGCTACATCAGGTGAAACACCTTTCTCTTCTAGCATTGCTTGAATAATAGCAGCAAGAGCGATTTCTGCCTTTGTTGCTCTAGCCATTGTAATCACTGTTGGCTTAATGCTAGTGCTACGCTATTTGCTTGTGTTGCGTTTTCTAATGTGCATTCCATAACATAGCATATAGACATATCAGTTACTGCAGCTGATAGATCGCAACCAAGGAAAAGGGAATCAACACCTACTAAGTAACCGTTTGTAAAATCTTGAGGGGCTATATCAAAATGTTGTGTGATAAATCCGGTTGTGTAATCGGCTGCTGCTGATCCATCTTCAGAAGTTTGTGCGTTGTATGCTCGCAAAGATCCTGATGCGACTAAAGATTTATCAGTAGCGTAAACTATTTCTGATTGGGATTGAGTAGTTAATTGATGCAACATAGCGAATGCTGATCCGTCACTTATTGTTTGAGTGATTGATGCTTTGCCTGC